TACCGTATCTTAATATACGGTCACTCTACTAATTATATACGAGTACTTAGTACTCCCATTAAGGTTCCTAATAACCTTATTTCCAAATTAAATAAAAGGATAAAACTATGACAAATTCAAATTTGTTAAAAGAAGCAATTGCAGACGCGAAAGCCGTTAGAGAAACTGCACTTGCAAATGCAAAAATTGCATTAGAAGAAGCGTTCACTCCTAGAATTCAATCAATGTTATCTGCTAGAATTGCCGAAGAAGAAGGCACAGACTATGAGATGGAAGAAGATGCTGAAGCACCAGAAATGGAAGCTCCAGTTGAAGAGCCTGTTGCTGCAGAAGGCAGAGGCATGAATGATGCCGATGAGGATCCTAGCGATGTACATTCTGAAGAAATGGCACCAGAAGAGCCCGTCGAAGAAGACGGTGATTATTCTGAAGAGCCTGCACTTGAAGAAGATGGTGAAGCACCAGCAGACGATCTCGAACTTGAAGCTATTATTAAAGAGCTAGAAGATGAGATGGCAACTGATGCCGCTCCGGAGCCAGAATTAGAAGCGCCCGTAACTGAAACCGAAGAAACTGAAGAAGCAGGACCTGCTTTAGAAGAAGGTGAAGGCGATGATGATGTTTCATTAGATGAAATCATGAAGGCATTGAGAGAAGACGAAGGTGAAGAAGAAGTAACTGAAGAAGCTGCTGAAGGATCTGATACAGAGGAGCTTGAAGAAGCTTATAATGTTATCAAATTCTTAAGAAGCAAAATTAATGAAGTTAATCTTCTAAATGCAAAATTATTATTTTCAAACAAATTGTTTAGAAACCATTCAATGAATGAAAGCCAGAAAATGAAAGTTATTGAAAACTTTGACAGAGCGTCTAACCTACGCGAAGTTAAATTAGTATTTGCTACATTAGCTGAATCATTCAACTTGAATACTTCTAGAACAAAAAGATCAATTAAAGAAAGCTATGCTTCAAAGTCTAGCGCTTCAACTGCACCAAGTAAGAAAGTAATTTCTGAAGGTACGGATTTAGCTGCAAGATGGAAAAAGTTAGCTAATCTCTAAAAATTAAAAAGAGGAAAAAAAATGAATGTAAATTCACTACTCCCTCAAGAAGCTAATGCTAATGCAAATTCTGTTGCACTCCAACTTGAAAACAAGTGGGAAAAGACAGGATTGTTAGAAGGATTAGATAATGAGGTAGAAAGAAAAGGCATGGCCGTTCTCTTAGAGAACCAAGCTAAACAACTTGTATCAGAAGCATCTGCGACCGGTACTGGTGGATCAGCCGAAGAGTGGTCGGGCGTAGCCCTTCCATTAGTAAGAAGAATCTTTGCAGAAATTGCTGCTAAAGATTTTGTAAGTGTACAGCCAATGAACTTACCATCGGGTCTAGTATTTTACTTAGACTTTAAGTATGGTTCAAAAGGTAACACTGGTGACAATGCAGCAGGTGGAAATGACTTCCTAGAAGGGTCTGCAAGAGACTCTCAACTTGATTCTGTATTCGGTGTAACTGATAAAGGTAAAGGTGATGGGACTAATGTAGCTGTCGAAGGTCTTTACGGCGCCGGCAGATTTGGATATTCTATCAATGATGTAACATCGTCAGCATTGACAATGGCAACAGATGGTGCTATAGGAGCTACTGTATATGTGACAGGGTCTGTGTCACAGACTGATGTCAATCATAGCTCTGAGTGGTTAGCAGCTTCTGGAGCATCAGCGACAACAGTGACTGTAGATATCACAGGAAGTGCTTTTAGTGCTCCTGACTTAGAAGGTGTAAGAGGATTTAACTTAATTGGTACAAATGTATCAGCTGTTTATCCAGAATTCACAAAGCTAAACGGTAATAAAACACAATTATCTTTTGTTATAGATAAAGCAGCTGGTGTAGCGGCAATGAATGTTGTTTATCATAAAGCTCCTACAGCTACTGATAGAGGCGACTTTGAGGATGTTGCAGGAAATAAAGTTCCTAATCAATATTCACCTAGTTCAACTCAATTAGATATACCAGAGATCAATCTTGAAATGAGATCTGAGGCAATTGTTGCTAAGACACGTAAGTTGAAAGCAGTATGGTCTCCAGAGTTTGCTCAAGACTTGAACGCATATCATTCGATTGATGCAGAAGCAGAATTGACTTCTATGTTATCTGAATACGTTTCGCAAGAAATTGATTTAGAGATCCTAGACATGTTGATAAACAATGCACAAACGACTGCATATTGGTCGGCTAGAATTGGATATAAGTATGATACAACGTCAGCTACATTCGCAAATGATGCGGCAAATGGCCAAGCTTATAACCAAGGAACATGGTTCCAAACTTTAGGTACGCAAATACAAAAAGTTAGTAATAAGATTCATCAGTTAACATTAAGAGGTGGTGCGAACTTCCTAGTTTGTTCTCCAAGTGTTGCAACAATCCTAGAATCAATTCCTGGATATGCTGCTGATACAGACGGCGACAAGCAACAGTTTGCAATGGGTGTTCAAAAAGTTGGAGCTATTAATAATAGATTCCAAGTTTACAAGAATCCATATATGACTGAAAATGCTATATTGATGGGATACAGAGGATCACAGTTCCTAGAAACAGGTGCTGTTTATTCTCCATACATTCCACTTATTATGACTCCATTAGTATATGATCCAGACAACTTCACTCCAAGAAAGGGTGTAATGACTAGATACGCTAAGAAAGTTGTAAGACCAGAATTTTATGGTAAAGTACTTGTTCATGCACTTGACAGGCTTTAATAGTTAATTAATTAATTATTAAGTAGTATTATTTGAAAGGCCCTCTTCGGAGGGCCTTTTTTTGGCTATATATGAGCAATTAGATATTTATAATAAATAGTTGTAACATAAAGGAGCCACATAATGGCAGTAAAAAGTAATATGGTAAAAAGCCCTCCTAAAGGTAATGTACGATTTTCAATATCTTTATCAGATGAACAAAGGGCAGCAAAAACACAAATTTTAAAACATCCTTATAATTTTATTGTAGGAAAAGCCGGAAGCGGCAAAACACTATTAGCAGTACAAGTTGCTTTGGATCAATTCTTTAAACGACAGTATGATAAGATCATTATAACGAGACCTACTATATCAACTGAAGATAACGGATTCCTCCCGGGGTCCGAAAAAGAAAAAATGGAGCCATGGCTAGTTCCAATCCGATCTAACATGCGTAAGGTATATAATAAACCGGATATTCTAGAGAAACTAGAAAAATCGGAACAAGTCGAATTATGTTCATTAGCACATTTCAGAGGAAGAACATTTGACAATGCTGTTGTTATAGTTGACGAATTCCAAAATTTAACTAGATCTCAATTATCAATGGCAATAGGCAGATTAGGTAAGGACTCGAAAATGATTTTTTGTGGAGATTCTTATCAAATAGATCTAAGAGATAAAAATTGGTCTGCATATCATGATATGGCAAAACTAACAGCATCGAGCTATGTACACAAGGCTGTACTTGAGGATTCGCATAGGCATGGCGCAATAGATGATTTATTAGAATTATTGAATGGTTATCATTAACTAGCATATTTATATAAAAGAAATGGCTACTAAAATAAAATGGGAAGATGCAGACTTTAAATGGAACGATAATCCTTATAAATGGGATGACGTCCAGTTAGTTGAAGAAGTTGTAGATGCGATTGAAGCAAATGGAGGAATTGCAGATGCAATCCAACAATTGTCTCCAGAAAAAAAGAAGCGATTTATTAAATTAATATGTAAAGTAAAAGGTATAGAAACATATTCCGGACAAAAGACTATTAGAGACGACATTGAAGTAGATGCAAAGGATGTAGAACTAGTAGTTAAAGAAGTATTAGGAATAGATTTAACCGTGGAGAATATACATGTATAAATTATTTACAGATAAAGCAGAACTATTTGAATGTGATATCAAAATATCCGGTGCTAGTCTCAAGAAGTCGGTAGCACGATTAGTTGTCGAAACTAATGATTATAGTTTAATGTTCACCGGAAAGATTAGCAAATCCGGAAAGTGTGAAATCCCTATTAAGAAATTAAAAGGATTAATTGATGAATCTGCATCCGGAAACATACGTTTAGAAGTTATCGCAGAAGATACATATTTTACGCCATGGAAGTCAGAATTTAACGTCGAGGCGAGTAAGAAGGTTACTGTAGAAGTTAAATCACAATCGAATAAAAAAGTTATTAAAGAAAATACAATTCAAGTTTCTAATATAAACCAAGAAATAACAAAGAAAGATATTGACCATGTTACTAATATTATGAAATTATTAGTACGTGAAAATATAACATTAGAAAATTTATCTATTAAAAAGGATAGATTAAATAAAATAGTTGCAACATATAGAAAACATAAGCCTTTGACTGAAGATATCCATAAAGAAGTTATTAAAGGGGTTCTCAAAGGTTTATATAAAAAATAAGGTTATAAATGGCTGGATCAAACGACTTTACAGGCCAAAATATTCAAGATACTTACCAACGAGTATTACAGGTCTCATCAAGCGGTGAATTAGCAGATGGTACGGGATCACGTGTACCACTACTATATGTAACCGCATCTCATGCAATATCCGCATCACATGAAATAACATATGAACTATCTTCGTCGTATGCTGAAACATCAAGTTATGCTAACAGTTTTCACGTAGAAAGTATTCTAACCGCGGGCCGAATAAATACCCCTCGAATTGACCCGACCGCAGGAGTTACGAATATACATTTTTCAAATGGAATCTATATTGCATCCGGTGACATAACAGCATCGGGCAATATAACAGCCTCAGGCAATATAATAGGTCCAAATTTAATCGCAGACAGTGCTTCGTTTAGTACAAGGACAACTACCTTGGAAGGAAATGGGGTGTTTACGGCCGCAGGCATTACCGAGTCATT